TAACGGGTACTAAGGTGAAACACTCTACACACTCTAGGCAATACATTAATTAACCGCCTTTACACTAGGTACACAATTAAGGCAATAAGTTAATTCTAACTCTTCAAGTGTTGGCTCATAACCCTTAACGGCAATTAGCTTTAGACACTTAACGCACTCTATTTGGTACATAACTTAACCTATCTCTACGCGGGCATAGTTACCCGTAGTTACAATTTAGCAGATACCGCGCGCCCGTGTCTACCGTGTCGCAAATAAATTTATTACCCCGCCTTAGCTATTGCCACGCCCCAACCCTTGCGCCCCGCTGCCACCCTTGCACCCTTGAATAGTCAGTGCCATTACATAACTAACAACTAAGCCCTAATACCTAGCAACTAGCTACCAACTACAACACGCGGGGCACGGCTTAGCCCTGATCTAGGGGGGTGGGGTGGCTTTCATGCTAGGGGGTGGCTACAACTAGCCAACAAATAGCCATCGACCCCAGACTTTTTAAACGTACGCGCGAGGTTATATTAGTATCCCTCCAAATATTTTTTCTAAATGAGCGTGGTAAAAACCCATTGAAATAAGGGGTCCATAAAATAATTTGATAACATTTTGATAACATGCGGGAAGCGCATGCAATTTCCCGCCTTATATATAGTGAGGGGTATTGTTGACCATAACAATGCCCCGAACGCTCCTTGAGGTCGCTTATCGTGGCGAAGCGCAAGCGAAGCCACCTGCTATCGTAGCCACCGCAGGTGGCGTAAACGTACTAATTTTTTATTTGTTGACTACCAATATGTCATCTGAAAGGAACTACTAATCAGGGTAACATTTTACCCGAAAGGTAACTAATCACGATGGCTGAACAAATTAACAATTATAGGAAGCGTCTTCCGAAAGGTCAGACACTTCCACCAGACGAAGCTAAAAAAAGAATCCTAGAGTTCCTAGAAGATGGGTTCAGCGTACTAGATGCTTGCGCTGCCGTAGGAAAGTCTGAAAAGACCTACTACTATTACATCTCATCCGACCCAGAATTTAATAACGCCGTAAAGCTGCTACGCGCTGTACAGGCTCGTAAGGGACATGTCGCGCCAGAAGATAAAGCGATCTCCTTTCAGGAGTTTCGCGAGAAGTACCTCAACTCTAAAACTTTCGCGCATCAGATGAACGTTATCGACCTGATCGAAAATCGCGAACCTACTTGGCTTCATGACTCCATGACTTATGAAAAGGGCATACCTCAGTATGTCCTTGTGAACATGCCGCCAGAACACGCCAAGTCGATGACAGTCTCGATTGACTACATCACCTATAGGATAGTTACAGATCCCAACATCCGAATTAAGGTTGTTTCTAAAACTAGGGAAATGGCTAAGGAGTTTTTGTATGCAATTAAGCAAAGGCTCACTTCCCCGAGTTATGCTGAGCTTCAGAGAAGGTATGCTCCTGCTGACGGTTTTAAAGCGACATCAGATAAGTGGACTGCAGATAGTATTTACTTGGAACGTGACTCGGGAGAAAAAGATCCCACACTTCAAGCTTTGGGTATCGGTGGACAGATTTACGGCGCACGTGCTGACCTCATCATCTTGGACGATACGGTCACATTGGCCAATGCTGGTGAGTACGAAAAACAAATTCGCTGGATTCAGCAAGAAGTTTTAACTCGCGTTGGTCCTACTGGTAAGATCCTTGTAGTAGGTACTCGCGTAGATCCTATAGATTTATACCGCGAGATAAGAAACCCTGATCGCTACCCAGATGGTACGTCACCATGGACGTACCTTGCAATGCCAGCGGTTTTAGAATTTAACGATAACCCTGCAGACTGGGTTACATTATGGCCACAATCAGACAGACCTTGGATGGGATCTGTAGATGAGCCAGATGAAAACGGTTTATACCCACGTTGGGATGGTACACGCTTACGTGACCGCCGAGGATTACTAGATCCTAAAACATGGGCAATGGTCTACCAGCAACAGGATGTAGATTCTGAGGCTGTTTTCTCACCAGAAGCTGTACGAGGTTCAGTTAATGGTATGAGAGCTTGCGGTCCCCTGATTCCAGGAGCCGCTGGACACCCTAAAGAAGTCAATGGCTTTTACACAGTATGTGGTCTTGACCCTGCTATGTCGGGTGACACGTTTGGTGTAGTAGTTACGGCTGATCGTACCACGAAAAAACGATACTTGTTAGATGCGTCTCGTATGCCAGCCCCTACACCAGCACGGATCAGAGAACTAATATTCTCTTGGACCGAGAAATACCAGCCTCAAGCATGGGTTATTGAGAAGAACGCCTTTCAGTTGTTCCTAACTCAAGATGAACAAATCAACGAGTTCCTCGCTTCGCGAGGTATTCGACTTATCTCGCACTACACTGGTGCAAATAAGATGGATTTAGAGTATGGCGTTGCATCGCTTGCTCCGTTATTTGGTCAATTAGACAATCAGGGAAAGTTTATGAAGGGAACTAACCTGTTAGAGCTACCACGTACAGATAACGAAAACGTAAAATCCTTAATAGAACAACTTATCACCTGGGCACCAGGTACAAAAAACAAGCAAGATGGGCCGATGGCCCTATGGTTCGTAGAGACTCAGATTAGAGACTACGTAAATCAATTAGGAGCCTACGGGCAAACATGGGTAAAGAACCCATTTGCAACACCAAGAGATTTGGCCAAGCGCCAAGTAGTTGACTTGGAGCAATTAGCACAATTACAGCAGCGTATAGCTGCGGGAGGTTACTAGATGGCTGACATTCAGCGTATATCTGCGCGTGTCAAGCAACTGCGCGATAAAGCGCGGGAACGCGACTCCCGTTGGGCCGATGTTTTTGAGGTTCGCAAGGGAAATATCAACAAAGTATTCCCTGGATTATTTCCAGATGACTACCCAAAGCCAATGGTGGCAAACTTTATTGACATTGCTGCCCGCGATACAGCAGAAGTTTTAGCACCACTACCAGCATTTAACTGTTCAGCAACCAACTCTGTATCAGATCGCGCACGTCAACGTGCAGATAAGCGATCAATGATTGTTGCTGGTTATCGTGACCAGTCTAAGTTACAGAACCAGATGTTTACTGGTGCTGATCGCTACATCACCTTTGGTTTAATGCCAATCCTTGTAGAGATTGACTATGACCGCAAAACACCAATAATCAGAATCGATGATCCACTAGGTGCATACCCAGAATTTGACCGCTTTGGCCGTTTAGTTTCTTACACAAAACGTTATGTCAAGAGCGTTGAGGATTTAGTACGCGATTTTCCAGAACATGAATCTGTTATTCGTGGACGTTTTGCTAATCCAAATAATAAGAACACTTTAGATTTATACCGTTACCACGATAAGAACTCAACTGTTTTGTTCTTACCAGAACGTAACGACTTTGTTTTGGCTGAAACTCCAAACCCTATTGGCGAAGTTATGGCTGTTATGGCCGTACGTCCTGGTATAGATTCAGACCAAGAGTTCCGTGGACAATACGATGACGTACTCTGGGTACAGGTTGCTCGTTCACGCTTTGCAACTTTAAGCCTTGAAGCAGCACAAAAATCTGTACAAGCACCTTATGCTTTACCTGCTGATGTTAATACAATGGAAATTGGACCTGATGCCACTATTCGTTCGGCATCTCCAGAGAAGATTCGCCGCGTAGATCTTAATGTTCCGCCAGGATTATTCCAAGAATCAGCAGTATTAGACCAAGAATTACGTGTTGGTGCACGTTATCCTGAAGGTCGACTAGGTAATTCAAACGCATCAATCATCACAGGACGTGGTGTTGAAGCACTTATGGGTGGATTTGATACCCAAGTTAAGACAGCACAACAGGTGTTTGCTAGTGCATTAGCAGAAACTATGCGTCTTTGTTTCATGGTTGATGAGAAAATCTTTAAGAATAAACTTAAAACAGTTCGTGGTGTTGACGCAGGTTCACCTTACGAAGTTACTTACACCCCTGGAAAAGACATCAATGGCGAATATGACGTAGATGTTACCTACGGATTAATGGCTGGACTTAACCCTAACCAAGCATTAGTCTTTGGTTTACAGGCACGTGGAGATCAATTAATCTCCCGTGACTTCCTACGCCGTCAAATGCCATGGGAAATCAATGTAACTCAAGAAGAACAGAAGATTGAAGTTGAAAAAATGCGTGATGCTTTAATAGCATCCGTAACTGGTCTAGCCCAATCACTACCAGCATTGGTACAAGCAGGGCAAGATCCAACTCAGTTTATCAGCAAACTAGCAGAAGTAATCAATGGTCGACAAAAAGGTCAGGCTATTGAAGAAGTAATTGCTAAAGCGTTTGCTCCAGAGCCACCACCATCTGCTCCTGGGTTGCAGCCTCCCGTCCCTGGCTCCCCAGAAGAAGCCATGGCAGCAGGTGGTGGTCTAAGTGGTATCAACCCAACTACAGGTTCACCAACTGGTGTAGCACCAGGTCAAGTAGGACCAGGTGGTAAACCACCAGTTCAGTATCTCCTTGCTGGCTTAAACAGCAGGGGAAATCCGACACTAGCATCTAGTGTCACAAGAATGATGCCAGCAGGATAAAGGAGAAAACTAATGGCTTTCGGATCAGGAAAAAAACCAGCTAATCAAGGTCGCCCAGCACCTTCAGCACCAACTAACGCTGCACACACCAGTGGTGTACCATCAGCAACCAAACCAGGTGCAAGCAAGCAGGTATACAGCGCAAAACCATCTGGTACAAAAGGTACTGGCAAAGGCGCAAAGTAAAACTTACAGAGCAATCTGTATTGGCAAAACCATCCATTCGATAATTATTTAAGGCGGTTCAAACATGGCAGGAAAAGGTGGCTATCAAGCACCAAATAATCCAGCGCCAGTTTCAGGCCCAGGCGCATTGTCGCAACGCACAGATGGTGGTCCAGCTGATACTCAAGCTGCTAAGTACGTTTCGGGATTACCCTACGGTGAGGGGCAGGAAATGATGAATATACAACAAGCAGCGCCTATGGCTGCTACTGGTATGCCAGCACCTGCCCCAGTCATCCCATTAAAAGCACCATCACAGCGTCCAGAAGAACCTGTGACTGCAGGTGCAAATGCTGGTCCAGGACCAGATATGAGTTCTCTAGGTTTGGGACAACAAGATGTAGCTGCTGATGAAAACTTCAGAGCTGCCCTTGCTTCTTATATGCCAGTTTTAGCTTTTATTGCATCACGCCCAAACACATCACCTGAGACTCGCAATGTTATTAAACAGTTGCGAGGTATGCTTTGAGTGAAACTTGGGATCGTTTAGGTAGATTCGGTAAAGCTTTATGGTCTGCTGGAACGGCAGGTAGAAAGTTTACTTGGGATGTCGCCACTGCTCCATTTAATAACGATGAACAGTTTAATGGATTTGTAAAGACTTTTGAAACAGCAGGACGAAATTTTGTTAAAGGTGTGGAACCTTTAGCGGGTTATGCCCTTGGTGGTTTAAACGAAGTTCTTGAAAGTAGTATTGGTCAAAAAACATTAAAACCAGCACTTGCTTGGATTGATGAAAAGAACCGTGAATACATACGCGAACCATTAACCTCATTTGCGTTAATGGATAAAGACTTTAAAAACTCTGGAGTATGGGACGGATTAAACCCAAATAACTTAAGTGATATTCGTACTGCATGGGATCGTGCCAATAAATTGGCCGAGAATGTATCGTTTGGACAAGCGGTATATGGATCACTTCAAACAGATTTTGGCGATCAAAAAGCACGTGACTTATTTGAAAACTTTGATTGGAATAATGAGCAGCAAGTAGACGAATACTTTGCTCAGGGTTCACAGCAGTTCTGGTCTGGCGCATTAGATGCCAGTATTCAAATAGTTGGTGACGTTACCATTGTTGGCGGTAAAGCCGTTAAAGTTGCAAAGGGTGCATCATTTGTAACTAATAAACTAGATAACATTAATAGAATCAAAAAGGCTATTGATGCTGTTAAGTTAGTTGAAGATGGTGTAGATACAACCAGTAAAACTGCTAAGTTTATTGATGACATTGTAGCAAGTGACGCACTTACTCTTGCCGCACGTAAAGAATTTAAAAACGCACCAGGCCCATTAGTTTATGAATTAGGTAAAGCAACTGATACAAAAACTGCTGCACTTATTTACCGTGCTGGTGCATTAAAAGATCCAAACGCATTACTAGAACTTAAAGCACTTCGCCCTGATATTGCTAATCCACTTGGTCGTAGTGAAGGTGAACTAGATCGCTTCCAACAATGGAGTTTAGAAAACTCTACCCGTGAAGATGGTATGTTTGATATGCCATGGGAAGACGATGCCTTGATGAACGAAATCAAGCTCGAAATGGATGCGATGCAAGAAAACGACAAACTGTTTGCTCGTATGTTTGCGCTAGAGGAAATCGCTGCCACACCTGGTTTAGATGTTAAGTTTGGTGCTGGATCTAAAACTATTCAAGCTTGGAATAAATTTACTGCTGAAGCAAAGACATTAAAGTTTTACGATAAGAAAGCAACTTCTGGTACTGTTGCTACTTTCCAGCCAACACCTTGGCATCGTATGTACAAAATTGTTAGCACACCATTTGGTGAGCGTCCAGCAGGTTTTGTTAATTTTAATGACCCAGACTCATCGCGCGAAATATCAGCAACTATTGATCGTGCCATAAAAAACAAGGCTATGTCTCAAGAGACTGGTGCCAAGTTTATGGAAGATTACTTAGCTGCCTCAACTCCAGAGGCTAAAGCAAAGATTGCTTTTGGTATTGAGCGTTATGGTTTTGTTGCATTAGCAAACAAGCGTGGCGTATCACTTGAAGATGCTAGTGCTCTTTATGACAATTACTGGCGAGCACGCGACACAGCATTTAGCACATTTAAGAAAAATAACTACGCTGTAGATATTGACGGTTCTGTTTGGAAGGTTCCATTCTACGAATCACAAACCATTAATGGTACAACCATGATGGATTTTGATTTAATGAATAACATATTGCGTGACCATAAGTTATTATCTTCGGATAGTATTCTTAAAAACATTGGTGGCTATAGTTTAATTGCTGGTCGTAACCTAATTGATGGCGCAGATGTATTGCAATCTATGTTTAAACTTGGAACATTATTACGTTTAGGTTACACCGTACGTAACGGTGCTGAAGCACAATTACGTATTTGGTCATCTGCAGGTGCAATGGCATCTATGCGTCATTTGCCTAAAGGTGTATTTAATCTTGTTTACAACGTTGGTGTTGCACCAGGTAAACGCGCTATTGATAATGTTTTTTATGCGTCAAAGCCTTTGACATATAACCAGTATGTTAAGCAAGCTAATGAAATAAATATTAAACTTGGCGATACAAGAACAAAGTTAAACGTAGCGGAAAGTAGATACAACGCTAATCCTAATGACATGGATGCACTAGCTGAGATTGAAACTTTACGTAGACTTGAAGCAGAACAATTAGAAGTTCTTGATGCAACTAAAGCTGGTATGTCTAAAATTGAGTCTGCAAAAACTGGTAAAAAAACTCTTGCCACTGGCACACAAAAGTTTAGAAGTAAATATAATAGCGTTCTTGATGAGTCTGGCTATGAACTTGAAGCAGCACTTGGTGGCAAATTTGGTCCGTTATACAAGCAACTAGCAAGTTCTGAAAACTCAAATTTAAATCTAGTAGATCAACAAGCTGGTATTTTATCTGGCAAATTAGTTGATACTGGTTATGGAACTGTTACACCAGATATGCCTAACTACTGGATGGAATGGGCTCGTACTTCAAATAATATTCTTGGTAATTCTGAAGTTACACGTATGCTTGCACAAGCATCTGCCGATGGTATTGATAGCCAATCAGCAATTCAAATGGTAACAAAATGGTTACGAAATTCTGATGAGGGTAGAAAACTACGTGGACGTTTAGAATTAGATGCAAGAGATTCTGAAGAATATGTAACTATTGCTAAGCAAATGATGGATCAAACATTACCTGATGTTGAACTTCAAGG